AGCCCTCGCCCCAGCCCGAGCCCTCGCCCGAGCCCGATCCCCAGCCCCAGCCCCAGCCCGAGCCCTCGCCCCAGCCCGAGCCCTCGCCCCAGCCCTCGCCCGAGCCCCAGCTTACAGAAAGAAATGCCTTGATCTTATCATCAAGCATCATCGTTTCCACTCCCTTACAGCGGTCAGAGACTCTGCCGCCTTATCCGTACAGGCCAAAATCTGGATCACACCCGTAAGGACCATTTCGGACACCATGACGGTAAATTTGCAGTCGCCAGGTTTCTTCGTCCCGTCTACCGCCAGCTGCTCCACAGCGCACGCACCGTCCCAGTACCACAGCTTGCGGACGTTGGTCATGGTTACCTCGTCGCCCTTGCGCTCCTTAATCTCACCGAAGAAAACCCCGGCCTGTGCGCACCGCACAACGTACATCTGATTGTTTTTCGCTTCCATTTTTTGTTCCTCCTAAATTTCTTTTATTGTAATTCCATGCACCATCAGCTTCCGCTTCCGCCGGTAGTAGGCGTTGTCGGCGGTGGCAAGTCCGGGATTCTCCCGGCGGCGCTGCCTGGCAGCTTCCACCCGCTCCTCCCGGTGGGCGGCGTAGTAACGCCGCCCGCGCTCCCGTTCCTTCTCCGGATCCCGGTTCCGGTCTTTCAGGCGGCGGCGCTCCTCCGCTTTCCCGTCAAACCAGCCGATGTGCTTATAACTGGCGGCATAGCAGCCCTCGGAGCAGTAGTAGGTCGTGGCCATCTTCTTCCCATCCCGGGGCACCTGCCGCACCCATGGCGTGTCCGCCGTGGTCACGATGGATCTCCCACAGGTGCCGCAGGTACGGAAAAGAATCGCCCGCTTCTCCGCATAAGGCCTCCTGGCGCTCATGAGTTACCCCTTTCCGCCCCGCCTGGGGCCGTATGTGATCTCCCGAATCTCCGGATAGCGTTCCCCGAAGGGGATGAGCTCCTGGTGATTCCTCAGCAGATCCAGCAAGAGCCGATCCAGCTTTTCCTGCCAGTAGTCCGCCTCCGCTCCGCCGCCCAGTGCATCGTGGAACTGGTTGTAGGTCTCGCTCCAGGCGTCCGTCAGCCGCTTGATCCGGTCATAACCGAATCCGAACTCCTGGTGGAGCGTCACCTGGAGGGTATCCAGCATGAGCTGCTGGGTCACCCGCTCCGCCGCCTGGGCCAGACTCCGCCGGGCCTCCTGCTGCTGGATGAGGTATGCGGATTGCTTCATCCTTCCGCCTCCTCCACCATAAACAACCGTTTGAGCGCTTCCACACTTTCCGGCGTCAGCCCTGTGTCTTCATAGGCTTTCAGCCGCCAGTAAAATTCCATAGCGTGCTTCCGTACTTCTCTTGCATCGATCATTGTCCTGCGGGTAGTATGCTCGTCTACTTTCACGTCAGGGATTGTCAGTCGTTCCATGTTTTCCCTCCAACTCCCCGCCGCAAGCGGCATAGCCCGCAAGGTCAATCCAGTTGTCCGCCTTGCCGTGCCCCGTGGCGATACGGGCCACTTTAAACAGGCACATCATGGCCGCCGCATCCTCCGGTAGGATCTGCGCCTCCACAGGCCCCAGGCACTTCTCGTGCAGGTAAGTCTCCCAAAACTGCCCGATGACCCCGAAAGACCGTTCCGGGTTGCCGTAGTCCTGCTCCCGGTCGCCGCAGACGCACTTCTGGGCGGCCGCTAAAATTTCTTCTCTGGTCATTGTGTCCTCCTAACTCGTTTTCCCGTCCGCAATCACCTGTACCACCCGGACATTCCCAAGCGGTTCCAGCATCATAGCTACGGATTCTTTTGCAGCCATGTAATCGTCTACCCCGTAGACGTCTACCACCACACGCACATGGTCAACCACCGGCCACCTCCCGCAGGCGCCAGTTCTGTTTGCTGCGTAGGTTCAGGGTATACTCTCTGGCCCGCTCCGCGATCCGGCTCCCGATGGCCTCATCCCACGATAGGATCTTATCGATGGGCCACTCTGTGGAGAGGATCGTGATCGCCTGGGGATCGTTGTAGCGGGCATTTAGCAGATCAAAAGCGATATTCTTGTCCGCCTCCGTCACGGATCCCTTCAGGAAATCATCGATATACAGCGCCCTCACAGTTTTAAGCGGCCAGATCGCTTCGTGATACGCCTCGGCGTCTTTGATCTTGGCCTTGATGGCCGGGATATCCCCACGCCACTGGACATAGCGGCAGGGGATCCCGCCCGCCATCAGCTGCCCGCAGATCGCCGTACAAAGATGGGTCTTCCCGGTGCCGGAAGATCCGCCGATGAAAAACCACTTCCCACGGCAATCCGTCAGATACTCTTCCGCCACCTGTTTTGCGGCCCGCTGCCATGCCTCAGGCGTCTGGAAGGACGCAAAATTGCATCGCTCCAGGAGGCCCGCCAGTCCGGAGCGCTGAATGCGCCTCCGATTCTGCCGAACAATCTCGCACCGGCATGTACGGCTTACAAGCTCACCCGTTTCGGTCCTGGAAACGGTGTACCCAAGCCCGTCACAAAGCGAACAAGGCTCAGAGGTCTCGTCCCACGTTGCGATATTCGGGCTTTCCTTGCTGCCCACGGCTTTCCTCCTTCCCGTAAACTCCGCCACGATCCTGCTCCTTCGAGAGCCATGTGACGATAAACCGGTTGATTCCGCTTTTCGTTTTTTTCTTGCGAGGGTTGGCAATCAGCCACGCCCTCATTTGCCGCAGCTGCTGTATCACGTCGACAGCAGGGTACAGGCCCGCCCATTCATGGCACTGCTCCTGGGAAACCGGATATTCGGCCCCATCATTCAGCGGCAAAAAAATCACCGGCGGCATGGACGCCGCTTGCGGCTCCGTGCCTATATACTTCGGATTAGATTCGGATTGTATTGGATTCGGATTGGATTCAGGCCGCAATCCGCCGCAGTCTGCTGCAGCATGCGGCAAGTCGCCGCAATCCGCCGCAGATTGCGGCAGGTCGGCATCTTCCGGCCCGGGGTACTTGGGCTTACAGTCCCGGATCCTCTGGTGCTTTGCCCAACTTGGGAACGAATAGTAGGGCCTCCCGCCTACCGTGTAGAGGGTGACGCAGCTACCCGCCGCCAGCGCGTGAAGCGCAGCATCGATATCCTTCGTTGTGACCCTTTCCCGAAACGGGAAAACGTGCCCCTTGATGTAAGCGGGGCGGGCGTCGCCGCGCCCCGCATCATCCGCCTGCGTAATCAGACCGACCCACAGCCGAAACTCAAAATCCGAAAGCGCCGCCAGTTTCTCCGAATCGCAGATGCTTTCCTTGATGATTCTGTTCGGCATCCCGCATTCCTCCCGGCGGGGCGCATCACTGCGCCGCCGCCTTCTCCTTGATGACCTCGCCGGTGGCGGGGTCGCTGTCCGGAATCTCGGTGAACTCCACGTCCTCCGCCTCGATGGTGCTGGGGACGCTGTACATGTCCTCGCTGATCTCCACCTTGACCGACCCATCCTGGGCGACGCCCCTGACGAAATCGGATTTCAGTGGAGCGTACTTCAGCGCCTTTTTGAGGACGGTCTTCTTGGCCATCTCCTCAAAATTGGTCCGCCAGGGGCCGCCTTTCTCGTAGCTCTTGGAGAACTTCTGGGCGTGCTCCCGGATATCGTCGACGCTCATTACCTCGAAGCCGTAGCCACCATCCTTGGTCCGGAAGGCCGCATAGACGAAAATGGGAGCTCCCCGGTCGCTCTTTGCCGGAATGTGCTTGAGCTGAGGGTCCAGGCCAAAGGAATAGTCAAACGTGTCGTTCTCATAAACAACATGGGCCTGGATGGTGCTGACCTCTCCGCTGCGGTAGGCGAGGTCGATGAGGCCCTTGTAGCCCAGCTGGAACTGGGTCTCCATCACGCCGTGGTTGCGGTAAGGGATGAGATAGGCCTGTCCCAGAGGGGTATTAGGCTCCATGCCAAGCTGTGCCGCCGTCATCATGGCCCCAAGGAAGCTCTGGGGCGTGGTGGCCGCCAGGGCGGGGGTGGTGGAGAGTGCGGAAAGCACGATACGGGTAAAGCGCTCCGGGGTGATGACGGAGGGCAGGGCCTTTTTGATCTCCCCTTCCATCTGCTTGATGTACTGCTGCATACTGGGTTTCTTCTCGGTGGTCACGGCCTTCTCGCCGGTGGCTTTCTGGATAGCGTTCATACGTACTCCTTCCGCTCCGTGACCTTGAAGGGCCGGAGCGTCGTTTTTTTGTAATAGGGGCTCAGGTCGATGTCGGGATGGTCAGCGGCGAAAGCCTTGGGCTGGAAGGTGCTGCGCTCCTGGCTCTTCCAGGAAACGGTCCAGTGCCCGCAGTCACCAAATTCCGCCGTCTCCATGTCCAGCTTGATAGTATTCTCGATCTCGGCAATGCGCTCATCGATAGCCTTCCGCTGGCGCCGCAGGGCGGTGTGCTCCTCCAGCAGGGGCTCCCGCCCGAAGAGCTTCCGCTCCTCAGCGGCGCTCTCCCGGTAGATGGTCTGCAGCGCCTCCGTGGAGGCGTCTGAGCCATCCGGAGCCGGAGGGGTATCCGCTTCCACCAGCGCCCAGAAATCGTTCTCAGCGGCCATCAGGGCGTCGATCTCCTCCTGGTCCCGCTCCAGGGTATAGGTGAAGAAGCCCCGTCCAAAGACCAGGACCGCCAGATACCAGCGCTGGCAACCGGTGACGGCCAGGTAGTGGACGCACTGAGCGTAGTACTTCTCCGGGAACTCCACCCCGTGGAACTGCCGGAGATCCAGGTCGGAGGTGGTCTTGCACTCCAACCCGGCATCCTCGCCGATGACCATCCGATCCACGTCCGCATGGGCGTGGGGGTACTTTTTGTTGTAGAGCATGGCCATACGGCGGCGCACCCGCTTCCCCGTGACCTCGCACCAGCGCTGGGCCACATAGTCCTCCAGGTCACGGCCCAGCCGCATGGCCTCTGTGTCCGGCTTGTCCGGCAGCCGCCCGGTCTTGTCCGCCCACACGGTGTAGGCGGAGGCATACCGGGACAGCCCCACGATGGCGGCGGCGTCACTGCCGCCGACGGTCTTTCGTCGCTGCTCCAGCCACTCCGGGCGGCTCATGGAGCGGGTAGGGATTTGCATTACTCTTACCATTGCTCGTCCTCCTTCTCCACGTCGGCCCGGCAATCGCAGGTCTCCCCGGCGTCCAGGGCCGCCCCGCAGTTCTCACACACCTTCGGTGCTGTCATGTCCTTGTCCTCCCGTTTCGTTCTCAATCCGCCAAATGCCGGTACTCCCAAACGTCCAGGGCGTCCACGCACTTTTCGCAGCCAACTACGGCCCCGGATAACACCCGGTACAGCGTCTCGCACTCCTCGCCGCAGCAGGGGCAGCGGGGATTTTCTTCCGGCTCCGGCGGCTCCAATGGCCGCTCGGGGATACGATCATCCATCCAAGTCCTCATCCTGCCCTCCATCCTCCCCTGGCGGCCAAAGCGGCCGCCAGGGGCATCCATCACATCATCACAACGACCTTACCCGTCTTGACCTCTTCGGCCAGGTGCTCCTCGAAGTAAGACAGGATGCTGGCCTTGGCCGTCTGCTTCCACATACCGCCGTCGGCCTCGAAGAGGCCCACATTGCCGTTGTCGTCCAGCCGCAGCAGGAACTCGCTCTCCGGCTGATCCACCTCCAGGAAAGTGCGATAGGGGCGCAGTGCCACACGAGGCTTGACCGCCACCATCGTCTTCAGGGAGACGCCCTGCCGGGCCTCCACCGTCTGGGAAACGCCGTTGTCGCTGGTGGTCACGCCATTCTCCTTGCTGATGCGGGAGAGCAGGTCCAGCATGTAGTCTACGCCGGGGCCGGGGGCGAACTTGCTCCGCAACTCGATGATGGCCTTCTCATACTCCCGGAAGCCATCACGGAAGCCTGGGACATCGCACTCCGCAATGTAGAGGCTGTCTCTGCGCATCACGTCATCGTAGGTCGTGAACACAACGACCCGGTTGGCGCCGTCCACACGGATGAAGACCGGCAGGTTGGTAAGCATGTCCATTTCATTGCGGACCAGCTTCACGATGCTGTCCAGGCCAGAGACGGAGATGCTGGTGGGCCGGTCGATGTGAGGCTCGATGCGGACCAGATCACGGTCCGAGTAGACGTCGCCGTGGATGTCATAGGTCTTGTTTTCCTTGAGGGACACGAGGTACTGGGCAAATTCTTTCAGCATAGGTAAAACTCCTTTCAACGTTCCGGCTTACGCCTGCCGGGCAAATTTGAGGATCTTGGGCTGTCCCTGCTCGTCCCCGTCCATGAAAATCTGGCCGGGCACCTGGGGGACCATCTCCGCCACCACCATCTCGCCGGTGTTGGGAGCGGAGGTGATAAAGAGGCTGGTAGTCACGGGGTCCGTGGGGACCAGGGCCGCCTTCGCCGTGGTAAGGACCGTGATGGTCTTCCGGTCGGCGCTGGGCACCAGCTCCAGCCCCACGGTGATCTTCCGCTTGGCCGTGGCCTTGGTATTGGGGTCCAAGACGTTTTCCAGCACCCGGCCCATCTCGTAGTCCACCCGCTCCAGGATGGCGCCCATAGACATCTCCAAAATGCTCTTCTTGTCAAACTGCTCCATTTCGCTTTTCCTCCTTCATCCAATCAGATCAAACAGGGAAATGTTCCTGTCCTCTTCCTCGTACTCCTTCAGATACCCTACGGCATCCCGGAAGTAGCCGTCGTTCAGTTCGATGGTGTACCCCCGCCGCCCGGCCTTCATAGCTTCCAGGGCAACGGTGCCCAGGCCGCCGAAGGGGTCCAGCACCAGGTCTCCGGGATTGCTGTACCGATTGATGAGCCTGTCCACGATATCCAGCTGTAAGGGGCAGACGTGCATCTGCTGGCGGCGCTGGCTCTGGGTGGTGTTCAGGGTACGCATCCGGTTGATATCGTCCCAGACCTCATCCGTCCAGCTCCCGGGTGCCACCACCATGAAGGTGGCGGGGAGCTTTCCTTCCTCGTCCAGCTCCTTCGCCATCCGGACGTGCTCGGCGTAGTCGTACACCGTCCCCCGGCTGAAGCGCCGGTAGGCCGCCTGGATCTTCCCGGTGTCCATGGCCATGATCTCCTCCTTGGTGAGGAGCCGGTCCCCGGAAGAGCGCCAGAAGCCGTGGGCGTCGATCTGCCACTGGGCCCTGGTGTAGTCCTCCTTGGACTTCGTCACCGGCTCATCAGCGTAGGCCTTGGACCGGTCCGTGGGCAGCTTCCGGAAAAGCAGGATGTACTCCGGGCAGCCGACGCCCATCTTGGAGCCGTCCTTGCACTGCTCCGTCCACCCCAGGCGATAGGTCTGGTTGTTCTCCCGCACCACGTCCGTGACCACGGTTATCATGCCGAAGTAGGCGAAGCCGTGGGCCATGTAATGGCGGATGCACATGGCGTGAAAGGGCTCCATGGTGGGCATCCCCATCCCCGTGGCGTTGCCGAAGAGAACCCGGTCCTTCACGTGGCAGCAGAACACCCGCCCCGGCTTCAGCACCCGCAGCAGGTTCGGGCTGAGGTAGTCCATCTGCTCAAAGAAGCGCCGGGTGTCCTCGTTGTGCCCGAAGTCGTTGTAGCTGGGGGTGTACTCGTAGTGATTGGAGAATGGGATGGAGGTCACGATGAGGTCCACGCTGTTCTCCGCCATGTGGCCGACCTCCTCCACGCAGTCGTTGTTGACCGCCGTAAAGTTCTTTCCCTTCACTTCCACTCTCTCAACTCCAATGCTCCGGCTCATGCGCTCGGTCTGCGCCGCACCGCTGAGCCCGTATTTCTGGACGATCTCCCGCATCCGCTCCTGCATGGCGTTGTGCTGCTTCCACTTTTCCAGCAGCACCCGGTAGATGGGGTCCTCCGCCTCCATGTAGATGATGTCGATGACCACCGGCTCAGACTGCAGAAAGCGGTATATCCGGTGGATGGCCTGAATGAAATCGTTGAACTCGTAGTCGATGCCGACGAAGATGGCCCGGTGGCAGTGCCGCTGGAAGTTGCAGCCGGAGCCGGAGAGGCTTTTCTTCGTGGCGAAGAGCCGGGTCCGGCCTTCGGAGAAGTCGATGACCCGCCGCTCCCGCTCTGCGTAGTCCATGCTGCCGTAGATGTCCACGGCCCCCGGCAGTGCCCGGAGCAGGGCGTGGCGCTCCGCCTCCAGGTCATGCCAGATGAGGAAATGGGCCTCCGGGTCGCTCTCCACGATCTCACGGGCCACGGCCACCCTGGCCTCGATGCTCTCCCGCTTCTCCCGGCTGGCCTCCGCCAGGGAGACCGCAGCGTCATTGGTGAGCTTGTACTGCCCGTCCCGGTCCATTTCCTTACCGTAGTCATCCCGGACAACGTGGGTCCGGACCTCCAGCGGAGGCAGGTCATAGCCGGTATCGTCATAGCCCAAATCGGAGGGCCGCCCGATGAAGAGTGCCCAGGAAGAGACCCACAGCCAGAACTCATCTTCCTTGTGAGGATAGAGGGTCAGGTTGTTGGCCTTGGTGCTGTCCCTCTGGAAAAACCGGGTCAGCGCCTGGCCGGTATCCATGATCTCCAGGTATCCGGCGTAGTGGATGAGCTCCTTATACCGGTTGGGGGACGGCGTGGCCGTGGAGACCAGCTTATACTTCACGCCCCGGAACTTGGGAAGGAACGTCTGGTAGGTCTTGCTCCCGAAGCTCCGCAGCACGGACGCCTCATCCAGGGCCACGGCCGTGAAGCAGGTCGGGTCGATGTCCCCGTCCCGCACCCGCTCATAGTTGGTCATCACGATCTCGGCATCCGTCCCGGCCAGGTCCTCCATGGAGGTGATGTAGACCGGGGCGGGATAGCCAAGGATCTTCTGGGCGTCTCGGGCGAACTCCTGGCGCACCCCCAGGGGGAGCACGATCAGCGCCCTCCCGCCATCGTGCCGCACGGCCTGATGGCAGAACTCGATCTCCTGCACGGTCTTCCCCAGGCCGAAGGATTCAAAGAGCGCCCGGCGTCCGCCCCGCAGGGCCCAGACCACAGCGTCCCGCTGGTGGGGTTTCAGCCCCGGATTGACTTTCCGAGGATCCAGTTCGAAGCCGCTCTCTTTTGCCAGCACGATCTTCGAACGGAGAAATTCAAGATAGGTTTCCATGCTCTACACCGCCAATCTGTCCATCAGCGCCGCCCCTCGATCCTGTCAATGAGCCGGAACACCCAGCTCGTGGCGGTAGAGGCCCCAATCACCACCAGCGCCAGCGTGTATCCATCCATGTGTTTGTCCTCCTCATTTCTTCGGCGTCGCCCGCATCTCGATCCACTCATCCAGGAGCCGAACGAAGATCTGATAGACCGGCTTGACATCCCCCTGGATGCAGAGGCCGAAGGGGTAGAGCCCCTGCTGGATGCCGGCGGCCAGCGTGGTGCTGGTGATGCGCATACCATGCTGCCGCAGATACTCCGTGGCCTCATTGAGCGACATTGTCTCAATCATGCGCTCTCACCCGCCCTTGCTTCCTGCGCCGCCCGGATGGCGGCGATGATCTCCTCGTCGGTGACGTGGTACAGCTTCGCCAGCTTGGGCACAAACTTGCTTGCGATGCCGTTGGCTCCTCGCTCCCACTGGGAAACGGCATTCTGGGAAACATACAGCTTCCGTGCGACATAGGGCTGTTTCAGCCCTGCCGCCTCCCGGAGCTCCTTCAATGTCAAATGAAACCCTCCTTTCAATGTGAAGAACTTCAGCTTGACAAACAGAGATACGGCCGCTATTATGTAAGTGTCAGCCAACAAAATATCGGCCATAGGCCCGCAGAACGGAGAAATCCGAGGGGGCTTGGTTTTTTGTTGCCTTGTGAAGTTCTGTAAGGCTATTATAAACGAGATTTTCTTGTAAGTCAATGCTTTTTACAAGAAAATCTCGTAAGCAAAATGCACAATCTTGTATTTCAATTTTTGGCAAAATAGATAGATTTGGAGGTTTCTATGAAAGAATACAAAACTGTCGCTGGACCAAAAGAAATTCAGGTGAGCAAAGGAAGTATCCAGTCCGCCTTTGATTTATTCGCAGATATTATAAATCGAAACGCTGTTTCCGGATGGCAGTATCATTCCATGGAATCTATTGCTGTAACTGAAAAGCCAGGATGTATGCAACAGCCTATTACAAGGTATTATTATATGCTTGTTTTTGAAAGAGAAATTTAATCCTTCCATGCAAAGCAATGATCCCCGCAGTTGGTATTATAAAAGGCAGTATAACCGTCCAAATCTCCACTGGGCTAAAACATGCGTTCATGTAATTCTATTTTTTTTGATACTATGGACCGCAAGAGAAATAGGAATTGCCATATTTCCTTCTCAGGAATATATCGGCGGAGCTATTGCGGCTATTTTGGGCATAATTATAGTATGCCTTAACGCAAAAAGCCTCCTCATCTGGGCAGTCATGTTTTATCAGCGCTTTGCGCCAATTCGCATTAGAGCGATGTGCCGTTATGAGCCTAGCTGTTCCGAATACATGATTCTCGCAATAGCGAAGCATGGGGCGATTCGAGGGCTTAAAATGGGCCTATCCCGTATATGGAAATGTTCGCACAAGGGTGGCGGGTTTGATTCCCCGTAACCATAGGAGTTCAAATGAGAAGAGATACCGTAAAACCAAATTTACAAGTACTATTGCCCTTAATTAAAGAAAAGTTCAGAAGCAATGTTGTATTTACGAAAGAAGTCCGAGGGAAAGACAAAAGCGGATGGATTTCAGAATGGAGACGAGGAAAAAACTTCCCCTCTCCAGAAGAAGCCGCCCGCATGTGCATCCTCCTAGAAACCACCCCGGAAGAAATCCTGCTGCACGAAGGCGAGACGGATGAAGAAACGGCCAAATGCCTGGAGGATATCCAGCGGGTGAAAGAGCTGGTGGCGGAGCTGCGGAAAGAAGAGCCGGTCCTCATAGGCGCCAGCTTGCCGATCACCAGGGAAGCGTGGGAAGCGGAGGCCGAGAAATGGTCCGACGAGGACCTGATAAAGGCTATGCGGAAACTCTTGGCGATCCAGGAGGAAAGGCGAGAGAAGAATGGAGATTGAGTTGACCCGTGCGGCAAAAAAATCTCTGGCGGTACTCTACAAAGAATACCGCCAGAGGATAAATGCCGGGATGAAAAAGGCACAGGCCATTTCTTTTGAGAATTGTTCCGAGGATATCTTGGAAAGCCGGAACGAGCTGAAGGCCGCCGGCCTGGTGAAGGTCGATATCCTGGGAAATATTCAGCTCACGGACAAAGCCATCATTTTCATGGAGGGGAAAGCCTGGGACACCATTAAGGAATGGCTTTCATTCGGCGCTCAGTTTATACCCTAATTTGTCCTCGATAAAACGGATAAACTCGTCCCCGGAGAACGCCTTGCCGGAATGCACATTCTGGACGCTGAAAGAGACGTCGCACCCGTCCGTGTGGAAGGTCAGCTCCTCGCAGCGAAGCGGGAGCCCGTTCACGATTGCATAGGTTTTATCGCCGTCAGAAGCGATGAGAATTTTAGGGTTGGATAATACCATCTTTTTGTAACTCCTTCCATAGTCTGATTTGCTCTTCCTGCGGTAGTTTCGTTACCGCCAGGATAAATTCCTGTCGCAATGATGGCGCAAGCGCCGAAGATCCCGCACACAACAGTTCCTTCAATTCCACGCCTTCTTTCCTCTTAGTTTATACAATTCGCAATCGAAAGTCAACAAGATTCCAATATGTAATACTATATCGATTGGGGAGCCAATCGCAATTTTGTTCTGTTGGCCCCTCCGCCGCCTGCAACCGGCGGAGGGGCCGTGCAGCAGATATCCTGTAACCACTCATCTGCTACGCTTAAATGGTAGCAGATTCCAGCCCGTCGGGGCTATCCTCTTGCTGGTGAAATTGGCAGATTTTTGGGAAAATAATTTACCGGCACGGGCACAAAGCGCCCTTGCCGGTAAAATTTTGGAAATTGGAGGCGGATATACCATGTCAGCGATCCAGGAGCTTGCCCCGTATATCGAGGCGTATCCCCGGCGGGTGCGTGCCGCCAAGGAGGAGAAGCACTACACCATCAGCGATATCATTGAGCGCTCCGGCGTCTCGGCCTCAGCTGTCAACAAGCTGCTGGCGGGAACGCAGATGGAGCCAAAGCTCTACAACTCGGCGGCCCTCTGCAAGGTCCTGGGCCTCTCCCTGGACGAGCTCTTCGGCCTCACCGCCCCGGAGGGCAGCGACCGGCAAGCCCGAGAGGAGATACACCAGCTCCAGCTGGAAAATGTCCGCCTGGAGGCGGAGAATCGCATGGGGGCGGAGCGGGTGGACGCCCAGCGCCCGGTGATCCTTGCCCTGCTGATCCTCTGCACCGCTCTCTGCGCGGCGCTGGCCGGCTACATCGCCATCGACGCCCAGATCAGCAACGCCGGTCTGATCCAGGGCGGAGACCCCACCGTTGTGGCATGGGGCATCATCGTCCTGCTGGTCCTGGCCGTCGCCGTCATCGCCTGGGCCATGGTCCGCGCTATCCGGCGAGGAAAGTGACGATGGACCTCTGTGTTAAGTGTCGGGCGGAGCTGCCGCCTGGGGCACTCTATTGCCCCGCCTGCGGGAAAAAGCAGGCGCCGGAAAAGCGTAAGGCCCTGAAGCGGGCCAACGGCACCGGCACAGTCTACCGCCTGCAGGGCAGACGGAAGCGCCCCTGGGTGGCGGCGAAAAATCGCGTGGTCATCGGCTACTACGCCAAGAAAACGGAGGCCCTGGAGGCTCTGGAGCGTCTCTCCGGCGTCGATATTTCCGAGCGCTACAATATGACTTTCGCCCAGGTTTTCGACGCCTGGAAGCAGGAGCACTACCAGGAGATCGGCCCCCACGGCATCGAATCCTATGAGCAGGCGTACAAAGTCTTCGCCCCGCTGCACGGCCGGAAATTCCGCGAGCTGCGCACGGCAGACTTCCAGGCCGTCCTGGATGCCCACATGGGCAAGTCTCACTCCACCGTCTCCAAGTATAAGCAGCTCATCACCCAGATGTCTACCTGGGCCATGCGCGAGGAGCTCATCACCACAAATTTCGCCCGCTTCGCCAAGCTCCCGGAGCAAAAAAAGGCGGAGAAAGAGGTCTTCTCCTCCTCCGAAATCGCCAAGCTGCAGGCGGACGACACCGAGGCCGCCAGGATCGTGCTGATGCTGATCTACACCGGCATGCGCATCGGCGAGCTCTTCTCTCTGCCCCGCAGCGCATACTATGGCACCTACGTCATCGGCGGCGAGAAGACCGAGGCCGGGCGGAACCGGATCATACCCATCTGGCCGGAGGGCCGGGAACACTTTGCCTACTTCGCCTATTTTTCCTCGCCGGGCGGCCTGCTGCTGAGCAGCTACAGCGGGCAAAAGGTGGCCGCCAATTATCGCAAGCGGGACTACTACCAGCTGCTGGATCGACTGGGCATTGCCCGGAAAACGCCGCACGCTACCCGCCACACCTACGCCAGCATGGCGGTGACCGCGGATATCCGGCCAGAGTTCCTGCAAAAGATGCTGGGCCATGCAAACTACGCCACGACGGCCAACATCTACCAGCACTTCGACCCCCAGGAGCTGGTCCGGGCCGTGGAAAATCGCTAGTGATTTGTTAGTAACCGTAACGGTACAAGGCCGCACAGGGCCGCACAGAGCGGGAAATAATGCGCCCTATGCGGCCCTGTGCGTTACCATATTGTTCCGGTCACGCTTGACGTGCAGGGGGTCACAGGTTCGAGTCCTGTACCGTCCACCACGGAAAAGTCCCGAAATCTCAACGATTTCGGGACTTTTTGCGTCTGGAAGTTTCGACGGCTTGTTAGTAACCGGTCAGAAACGTCACTTCCCGTGCTCCGCGATGCCGTGGTAGTACGCCGCCATTTTGGACCGGGGGCCGCCGGCGTCGCGGTCGAAAAGGAAGGCCTTGGCCATGTCGGCGTAGAACTCCGCCGTGCCGACGCCGTACCGGTTGGCGACGCCGCAGTAGTCGGAGTACATCATGCACATGGCAGCCCACCAGCACCAGGGGGCGAACTGGTCGAAAATCACGCCGACGCTCTCGGCCACGGCGGTGGTCTGGTCGATGGTCCAGTGGGGCCCGACGGTGCCATCCTCGTTGACCATCTTAGAGCACCAGGCCTCGGCATCGGCCTGGGTGAAATCAGCACCGCCACCGCAGAGAGACTGCTCAGCTGCATCCACTACGGACCAGCACTCCAGCATCCCGCGGACACCGTTAGCGGAGCGCTCCCCCGCAGGCATCCCCATGTACTCGGCGATGCCACGCTCCAGCTTGTCCTTGTAGGCGGCGATGATCTCCTTGGTCAGGTAGCCCATAGTCTACCTCCCGTCAGATCCGCTGGACCCGCAGGGCCACGTTGTTGACGGTGGCAGCGGCGCCGGTCAGCACCAGCGTCAGAGCGGAGCCGGCGGCGCAGCAAGCCTGACGTACCAGCGCCGGGAAGCTGAGGACAGTGGGGGCGCCCGCAGCAGCGGCAGCGGATGCCGTGGCGCCGGGGATGGCCACGCCGTCCTTGACCAGCGTAGCGGTGACGGTGCCGGCAGCGGTGGGAGCCACGGTGACGGACACGTCCACGTCATAGTAGCCGGCATTGGAGAGGTTGACGGCGTTGCCGTTGAGGGAGATATCGCAGCCATACCGGCGGATCAGGCTGCCCAGCGGGATGACCCCATCAACGGCCACGGCCGTGGGGGTCTGCAGGGCGGTATAGAGGGCAGATTTACAGGACATATTTATACGCTCCTTTCACAATGTCAAGGGCGGGGCATCAGCCCCGCCCGTTTCCCGGCCTAAAGGGGCCTACCATCTCGGCGATGTCGCCGGGATGCTCAGATGTTGCCGTTGCAGCCGCAGGCGCAGAAGGGGGACGGACCGGCGTTGTAGGTGTAGCCGTTGGGATACCGGACTACGCCGCACATGCGGTTGTCCATCTCCAGGCTGGCGATGCGGGCGGACTGCTCCGCGATCCGCTGCTCCAGCTGGCTCTTCTCCAGGGCGGCGAACTTGGCCTCCATGTTGGCGTTCACGCCGTCGATGGCCCGCTGGGTGGTGCAGCAGCACTCGGCGAGCTGGGCCTGGATGCCGTTGGCGCTCTGCATGATGGCCATGTTGGTGCCGTTCTGGGCCAGGGCCATCTCCTTGCCCAGCTGGCCGATGTTGCCCTGCATCTCGTAGCCGAGGTTACAGATGCCGTTGCCGATGTTGGTCAGGCGGTCATCGATCCGGCCAAACTGCTGGCCGAAGAGGATCTCCTGCTGAGATGCGGCCGTGGCGTAGGTGCCAAGCTCGCCCTGGCGGTTGCCCCAGCCCCCGCCCCCGCCCATGAAGACGAAGAGGAAGAGGATGATGATCCACCAGGCACCGCCGCCCCAGCCGTCGGCGTCCTTGGTCACGGCGGCGAGATCGGAGAGGGAATAGTTATCCATATAAAGCTCCTTTCACTGGATTTTTATCGATAAACCGTGTCGACCCGGCTCATCTCAGGAAACGGGCAAACTCCTGCGCCTGGCGCCGGAGCTGCTGGAACTGATCCTGGCTCATGCGGCCGTCAGCCAGCATCTCCTGGATCTGCTGCTGGGCCCTCTGGGGCGTCATGCCGGCGGCAAATTTGCGGAACTCGGCGATCATGGCCAGGGGATTGTTACTCGGCCTTGGGCTTGCGCTGCGGCTTAGCATCTCCATCATCGGATTTGCCACTGAGCATCTCCTCCAATCTGCGCACGCGATCCTCCAGGCTGTTGACATCCACCGGAGCCGCCGCCTGGTAGGGAGCCACGGTGTACGGGGTGACGGTGGCATAGCCAGCGCCGTCCGTCTGCTTGAGCCACACGATAGGGTCGTTCTCGTCCATCAGCAGGATGGAGCTGTTAGGGGCCATCCGGAAGGCGTCAGCGCCATTGCGGCCGTTGACGCGGGTAATCTGGCCCCCAAAGGGCTGCGGCCCTCCTACGGGGCTCTGAGGGCCCACAGAGGGGTATCCGCCGTAGGGGCTGCCGTACGGCGACGGCTGGTAAGGGTTGTAGTATCCCATAGCGCACCTCCTTGTCTGCCTCCATGGTACAAAAAATCCGGGCAGTCAAACTGCCCGGATTCTGCCCGCATTCTGCGGGGATGGCAAAGCGCACAAAAGCCGCCGCCGGTTTTGTGCAGCTCTACAAACCTCAAAAAATACCCCAAATTGGTGCATTTCCTCTTGACAATGCACCAATTTGGGGTATAATAATAAATGTAATCAAGAGGGGTACAGCCCAGGAGGATAAAAAGATGAAGAACACTATGTGGTATGCGGTTATGCGGGACAACGACGATACTGATTGGGGCACCGGCAGCAACAACATGGACGAGGCCATCGAGATGGCCAAGAAGTACCGCGCCGAAGGGTACGAGGACGCTTACATCGCCGTGATCGACGACGAGGGCGACCCCATCTGCGTGGACGAGATTCGGGATTTTTGAGGAGAAAAGCGACATGTATTTTTGGCGATATGTCAATTTTGATACCGATGAGCAGGACAACTGCTGCGGCGTTTGCGATAGCATCGATTTGGCTCGCAACTGGGCCAAAAAGACTTGGGAGCGGCAATCCGCCAAGGGATCTTGTCGTGTGGAACTCTGCGAGATCGATACTCAGCTACACTCTACAGATTTGGCATATGCCTTACACAACACCGACAGCAAGATCTCTATGCTCGCACAGGTTATAGAGAGATGGGAGCGATGATGGACGATAAATTCAGTGCGCTTTTCAGCGCTGCGCTAAAGACGGATGATCGAGATGAGTATATCTCCGATTGGGCGCTCTCCTCCGAATGGGGAGATGCCGCGGATGCTGAGGTGCCCGATCAGCGGATCAGCGCCCTTGGCGCCCTCTGGGACGTGGCCCACGTCAGTATCCGGGAGATTCGGGCCTATACCGGCCTCACCCGCACAAACTTTGCCCTCCGCTACCTGATCCCATACCGCACCGTGGAGAATTGGGAGCGGGGCGACAGCCAGTGCCCGGATTACGTCCGGCTCCTGCTGGCTCAGGTCACTGGCTTCTATCGCCGCCCGGAGGGATAAATGGACGTAAAGAATAAAACTCAGCCGGAAGCCAGATGTGGCATCCAGCTCCGGAAATCGCGAAATCCAGATGGCAAAAAAACCAGCGTGACCGGCGTCCAGTTTTGCCCCAAAGGCAAATGGGCCGGAACTTACTCTGCCATTGTACGGGTGAATGGAATTTGCTGGGCGGCAGACGGATTCCGCAGCATTGACGAGGCAGCCGCCGCACGGGAGAAAGCCAAGCAGGAAATGATAGCGTGGGGCAGTTATAATTCTTCCGCCTACGATAGCCCAAATTACAGGGAGCAAATGCGCAAAAATTGGTCCGCCATTGGGAAAAAAGCTGCCAAGAGGCCCGAAACAGTATGGTATATCCGCTCTCCGCAGGGGGCTAAAATTAAGGTATGTAATTTGTGTGGATGGGCGAGAGAAAATGCTCAAAAATTTGGGATGGAGCCAAACGATCACAATGGGGGCGTAATTGAGTCCGGTTTTGCCGCTATAAAACGATCTTACACCGGGGCCAGATTGCAAAAGGGCCGCCTGTTTGCGGTCCCACAGTACAAAGGATGGCAGCTTGACGGCTGGGAGGACGATCACGGGGAGCTATGCTCTACTTCAGGGCCTCCTGTCCGTGGAGAATTTTTTGTCAAAAAGCAAGCGGCCTTAAAGGCTCGTACAGAGGCGAAGAAAGCAAACACCGCGAAAAAATATCATGAGCAAATGCTTACGGCTGCCTGTGAGCGATATCGGCGAAGAAGAGCTGACGGGGAGAAAGCGGGAGGGGCCGTTGTGGGTAACTATGTTACTCATTTTGATTGCAAAGATCTCCCAGTAGCAGAGAGGGGAGGCGGCAAGCCGGTGCTGCTAAAATCTCCGGATGGAGAGTTAATCCTGGTGAGAAATCTGAGTGAATGGCTACGGGAAAATTGTCGAGAGCTATTCGCCAGAGAGCCGACACCGCAAAACGTGCGCACTATGCTTACACTGTTTGCCAAAGCAAAATCGGGAAAGCGCCGTACCGCCTACGGCTGGACCGTCCTCCCGCTGGAGCAGAATGAATAAGCAAGAGGCCGTGCCCAAATTGGGCACGGCCTCTTGCTTATCCCCTGATGTCGTCCGCCAGGTGGGCATAGGCCCTCCTGCGGAGCTTGTAGAGCCCATCCACGCTGAGGTTGAGCCGGACGGCAGTCTGCAGGCAGCTGCGGCCCAGGACGTCCACCTCAACGATGCAGGTCTCCTCGTCCGGCGGCAAGCCCGCCGCACGGACCGCCTCCGTGGCCCGGCGTGGGGCCATGCCGGAGAGCAGCGCTCTGATCTCCCGGTGCTGTGCGTCCATGTGATCGCCGGACTTGCAGGACACGGCGGGGCCGTGCGGATGTCGCCATCATCTGGCTTGCCTCCTCTCAGATTTTCTCAGCCCGTCCAGTCGGCCCGGGCCTCCCGGACGTCGATGTGGGTAAAGCCCTGCTTGGCGTAGATGCCCACGCCGCCCCAGTCGGGCATGATCTCCCGCGCGTAGGCGGCCACCTGGGCCGGGGTCCTGCCGCGGACCACGATGTCCGCCGCCGTGCCGTAGCAGTGCTGGGAATGGGCTACGCCGCCGACCTTGGCGTTGTACTGCGGTGTCCGGTAGGCGCTGTGGATGGTCACCGGGGCCGCGAAGTGGCTCCGGATGCTCTGCAGCACCATCACCAGCCGGGGCGCCACCAGGACGGCATCGGATCCGTCGCCGCAGGCGAACTCGGAAACCTTGAAATTGCTGGACAGCCTCTTGCCGCCGTCCTGGGCCTTGCTGTATGCGTTGATCTCTACCATAGGCTTGCCTCCCTCCGGCTCGTTGTCGTTGAGATATACCAGGATATAGTGCTGCACCCTCCGGGAGCTGGTGATCCGCTGGCCCCGGAAGTCGCACTGGCTGCTGCCGCCGCTGTCCAGCATCACGGCGCTGGTCCAGCCTGCCCGGACCAGATCGTCCCGCAGGCCCTCCGGCGTCCGGGCGGCAGCGGAGCCGTCCCGGGAACAGTAGAGGGCCAGCCGGTCTCCCTTGATGCCGATGGCGCTCCGGCCCCGCTTGCCGCCCTGGCCGGGATCGTAGGTGAGCTTGCTCAGGGCCTTGCCGCTGACGATCAGGGGCGTGCAGGCGATGTAGTTGCGGGCGCTGTCCGGCAGCGCGTCCATGCGGATGTCCGGCCCCTGGTCCCAGGCGTAGCCCGCCACGGTGTAGGCGGGTGCCGCCAGGACCTTGCCGTCCGCCTTAAGGTGGCAGTTGACGGCCAGGGTGCGCATGTTGTAGAGGGTGCCGTTGAGGCCGTAGTCCGCCCCCGTCTCCCGCATGATCTGGGTGAGCGTCCTCCGCCGGAAGTTGACGTACACCTGGATGCGGGCGATCCGGGAGAGCGGCACGGTGACGGCGCACGGGTTACTCATTGAGCTGCCGCATGGCCTGGTTGGCGCCGGTGGCGGCGAGGCCAGAGACGATGCCGATGGCCGCCGCCGTGATGTAGTCGGTGGCGGGGAAGTCCGGCATGATGTACATGGCGGCGATGCCGAGGATCAGGCCGCAGACGCCGCAGATGATGGGGATCCACTTGCTGTCCACGGCGCTGGCCTTGACGGCCTGCCCGATCAGCAGGCAGATGACGGTGATGGCCGCCACCCCCGTAATGCCCAGGGTGTTGATATCCATACTGTGCTCCTTTCCGCGGGGGTCTCCCCCGCTCACGATTACTCTGTCTCCTCCGTCCAGCCGTACTGGCCGGGCTCCCAGATGTTTCCGTCGATGTCCGAGGTCCAGGTCTTGCCGTTGTGCCGCACCCGGTCCCCCTTGCTGTATGCGTTGGTGCTGTCCGGCTGCACCCAGTCCGGCACGGTGTCCGGGTCCGGGATCAGGACCCGGGCGAAGAGGGACGGTGCTGCCTCTGGCGTCCAGCTCTCCTGGCTGCTGTGGGCCTGCAGCACCCGGTAGAGGGTGCCGCTATACCGCACTCTGGTGCCCACGACGTAGTCCACGCCGGAGCGCCACGCTGGATAAAGGACAGGAACGGACAAAGCCTGTTCATCCATTGCCGATTCTCTCAATGTCACCAGTGCCGCAAGGATAGCTTCCGCTTCTGCTCTTGTCATTTACAGCACCCCCTCAAGCATGGAAAGGAACTCGTCACCGCTGACAGGCTGTTCAGCCGCTTCACCCTCTGCGGCAATGCGCTCATTCACACGCCGCTGGATTTCCTCTTGCCAGTCAGTGGGTACATCGTCAACGGTGATTTCGCCGCTGTAAAGCTGATTGACAAGCGCGGCTTTCTCGCGGATTTCGGAGAGGATGGCGTTGTATTCGGATTCTGTGATCTCGAACTCAGTCACAAAGTCCCCATATAATTTCCCTACTTCTTTCAATTCCATATCCTCGTACACGGCAAAAAATTTCATCCCGTTTTACACCACCTTAAAACAATTTTGCGGCAAAAACTCTGTAGGCTGCCGCGCCAAAGTACTTTCCATACGATGTCTCTCCAGAGTTTATTGAAATTTCAACTCCAGTTTCATAGTATTTTGACAGAGTAAATAGAGACCCGTCTGTTGCGCTTGTGCCAACTAAATACTTCGTGGATTGATATCTCCACTTCTCTTGGTAGATTCCGCCGTCAACGTCTTTGATATGTATTGCGAGACCAACATGATTGGGAGATAATCCACTAATTGGGCCAACCATAACAAGAACATCAGGAATAGTAGGAAACGGAATATGCATATACTCGAGCGTATTAGATGGAGTTATTGTTGCAAAATAGAAATCCTTTGTGCTACTGCCCCCTCCCGCCTCAATACTCTCGATCAGTGACGCCATGCCGTCCAGCAGGGTGGCGTCCGGCACGGTGACGCCCTTGCCCTCGATGGCGGCCTTGATGGCCGCCTTTGCGCCCTCAATCCTGGTCACATCGCTTGCAATGCTCATGCTGTCACCTCCTCAGATCGCCGCCAGCTGCGCCGCCAGACTCTGCATGGCGGCGAGGTCGGCGTAGAAGTCCGCCTGTGTGCCGGTGTAGCCCCCGGCCTGGGCCGCCGCATAGGCACTCTGCCCCGCCGGGCCCGTGGGTCCCTGCGGCCCAGTCTCACCCTGCGGGCCAGTCCCGCCCGGCTCTCCCGGGTCCCCCTGGGGGCCGGTGTCGCCCTTGACCCCCTTGAGGTTGGAGAACGCAAAGGCAAAGGTCCGGGCAGAGGCCGTGCCGCCCAGGGTCACCTTGACGCCCGGGGTACCGATGTTGGCGTCCACCGTGGCCGTGGCTCCCGTGATGGTGGCGTTGGTCCCCGGGTCTCCCTGGGGGCCGGTCTCGCCCTGCGGGCCGGTAGGACCCTGGGGCCCGGTGGGACCTTGCGGGCCGGTCTCTCCTTGGGGACCAGTTCCGCCCTGCGGGCCAGTCTCACCCTGGGGGCCTTGGGGTCCGGTCTCGCCCCGCGGCCCCCGGGGCCCGGTCTCACCGGTGGCGCCTGTGTCACCCTTGGGTCCCTGGGGGCCAGTCAGGGCGGCCAGCTGCTCCGCCGTGAAGTCCGCATAGGTGAAGCTGTCGCCCCTCTCTCCCTGGGGTCCTCGGGGTCCCTGAGGCCCGGTCTCACCCGTCTCGCCCTTGGGGCCCTGCGGTCCCGTCTCGCCCTGCGGACCCGTCTCACCCTGGGGGCCAGTGGGTCCCGTGGGTCCGGTCGCGCCCTGGGGTCCGGTGGCTGCCACGCCGCTGTCCGAGTAGGTCCCGGTCTGGGCGTCCCAGGTGTACCAGTTGCCGTTGTCCCCGATCTTGCCGGGATGGGAAGAGACCTCCTGCGCCGTCGCCGCAGCATCCTTCGCCGCCTTGGCGGCGTCCTCGGCTGCCCGCTGGGCCTCCTGGGCGTCCTTGGCGCCCTGCTGGGCCGCTGCGGCGTCCTTGCCCGCCTGGTCCAGCCAGCCCTGCTGCACCTCGCCGGGGTCCCCGCAGGCGCAGAGGGAAGGCGCCACCAGCGTCCGCCAGGTCTGGGACTTGGCCAGTGTATCCCCCACGTAGTAGGAGAGCTGCACGTCGCCCCAGCCGGGCTTGTCCACGTCGGCGGCCCTCAGCACCCAGACCGCCGTGTCCTCGTCCTGTGTCACGCCGCAGGGATAGGGCTCCGCGTCCCCCGCCCGCTTGGCGCAGAGGCTCACAGCGCCGTCGCCGTAAGCCGCCCGCCAGGCCCGGAGGTCGAAGACCACCTGCCGCGCCACATTTTCGCCCTTCCGCCCCAGCGCCAGGTAGACGCCGGGATGGGCATAGATACTCTGCATCGCCGCCTCCTTACCGCAGCACCCTGCGGCCCTCGACGGCGTACCAGTCGCCCTTGAGGCAAACAAAGGCGGCCATCTCGCCGCAGTCGCAGTCCACCAGCTCATCGTCCCGGACCTGCACGGGGTCCAGGGTGCCGGTGCCGGTGTCCAGCAGGCCCCAGCCATCGGCGATCATCTCGGGCGTCAGCCGGGGGCGGTCCGGGTCCACCAAAATCGGGTGGCCCAGCTCCCGAAGACGCCGGTTGCACTCCTCCAGGGTGATGCCGCCCTGGGCGTAGGCGTTGATGGTCTCAGTAACCTTGCTCATGCTCTCGCTCCTCTCTCATATCCCGCCGCTCAGCAGCCAGGCGGCGAAGGCCCCCACCAGAGCCGCCAGCAGCGTGCTCACAATGCTGTCCCAGCGCTTGCCGGGCCGGGCCGCCAGGCCCTTGACGTCCTCCTTGATCTCCGCCAGGTCCTGCTTGACATGCCCCTGCTCGTTGGCCAGCTCCCGCACGGAGGAGGTCAGCTCCAGCAGGGCTTTCTGGTCTGCCTCCAGCTTCTTGATCCGCCCCTCGTTGCGCCGGGACCGGTCGTCCACCTCCTGCAACCGCCGCACATACTCAGTCTCGTTGTCCATGGGTCACCTCCTCAAAAATTATCGGATGCGCTCGATGCGCACGCATCCCGCGGCGCCGGACCCCGCACCCAGCCAGCCAGTATAGTAGGCGTCGTTGCGGACTGCGGTCGGCTTGCCGCCTCCTCCGCCGTAGCCGCCTCCGCCTCCGGCCCCGGCGTAGTAGCCCGTGGTACTGCCAACAAGATACAGACTGCCGCCGGCTCCGCTGCCGGCCCCGCGGCTGCCGGTCCTGCCGCTGCTGGTATGTGTGTCGCCGGACTTGGACAGCGCATATCCGCCATCGCCTCCGTCCCCGCCGAAGAGGCCCGCCCCTCCGGCTGCACTTACCGCCTCGTCGTTCCGCAGGCCTGCCGCTCCGCCGACGGAGCGGAAACTGGCGTCATAGATGCCGTCCGGCGGCGTGACGTCCGGAGTGTCGGTCCCGTTGCTAGGAAATGCCACCACGCCAGAGCCGGTAACGGACCCCGCCGTCTTGCCGCTGCCTCTGGCGGCGGAGATCAAAGCGCTCCCGCCGTAAGAGAGTGTGCTGGCCATATCCGAAATGGTAGCCGTCAGCACCGCTCCCGCCGGGAGATACTTGTCCAGATATCCGCCGCCGCCTGCACCTCCGGGAGCAGGGGTGGAGAGCGGAGCGGAATCATCTCCGTATCCGCCGGCGCCGTGTCCGATGGCGGTAATGCGGTACCATCCGGCATAGGGGACGGTATAGGTGCCGCTCTCCGTCAGGAGCGCCAGTACCGGGCGGAACTGGGCGGACACGCCGCCCACACTGAGCTGTCCCATCCTCTCACCTCCCAATGGTCACCTGCAGCTTGATAGCCGCAGTGGGCTTGTTGACGACCATGCAGTAGAGATAGCCGTTTTGGCGGCATCCTACGTATGCCCCCGGCTCCTGCAAACACGCAAACGCCTCGTCGTTGGCCTGGGACCCGCTCTCGCTGCGCACCGGGTCCACCCGTGTCCGGGTGTCATCCGTGGTCAGGAGGCCCGCCACCGCCACGCTCTGGGTGTACCCGCCGGTGACGGCTGTCCACCCGGAGACCGTCAGCGTCGCCTGGATGGGCTTGCGCAGGATCCCCGCCAGGGCCTGGTTGACGGTAGGGTCCCCCGTGAGCCCCAGCTTGCTGGCCGTGGTATCGTCCAGCAGATTGGCCTTATTGAGTAAGGTGGGCTTCTGCTCCCATCCGGCATCGTTCAACCCGTTCAGGTCAATAGGCAAGGTTCCTTCCACAAGAGCCGCAGCAAACGCCTCATAGTCAGGATACAGCGTAAGGAAATTCGCTACCGATTTCAAATACCGGCTGTTGCCGGTTGCTTTGATGATTCCGTCTTTCACAATTCACCACATCCAATCTCACCGCACCCCCACCAGGAGGAGAGCATTTTTGTGATAGCGCTGTCCAACTGGGACAGCATCCTTTCGATATCGTTGGCCTTCTCGATCGTCAAGCCATCGCTCTTCCCGGCGGCGGAGGGATAGATTCGGACGGGAATCTCCGGCAGACTCGATAGCTCCCCGACAGCACCGCGGATCGCGGAAACGTCCGCCAGGTATTTTTTCAGCTGCGCGACTGTGGGGGCATCAGTAATGGCCCAATTCGTCTTTGGAGTGACATTCAAGGAGTATCCATAGTTCCGCAGCCTATCGCGCAGATACACAATGGCGTTGCCGACACGGTTTAGGTCACTGACGTTATACGCGCCCCGCATTTCGGCCTGCGCCCATTCGATCTTTTCTGCTGCGGTAAGCCCGCTATACCCTTTCGCATGGAGCTCCTGCCACCGCGCAAGATCTGCCGCTGTCCGGTCCGTGATAAGATACATCTGCGTTATCACGGAAACTGCTGTGCTTTGTGCGCTCTCTCCTGCGGAGTTGTACGCAGACACGGTCAGCAGGACTCTCCCGTACACAGTGGGCTGCACCATAACGGTTGTCCTGCCCGGCACCGTTGCCAGGAGTGTCCCATCCTGGTACACCTTGTACCCTTCCGCCCACTTTGCTGCATCCCAAGCCAGTGTTACGCCGTCCTTGCTTTCTGCGGCGACCATGAGCCCGGTGGGCGCCTTCGGGACCGGCTCCGGGACATTCGCCGTAGAAGCCGTAAACGGGATGTTCGCGTCGCACCAGGCCGCTGTGGGCTCATACCCGGCCCCAAAGGCGTCCGTGAGATCCACCAGCATCAAGCCATCAAACCACATGATCCCAGTGGTGTTCGCATTGTTGTAATCAATGCGCATCTCATATGATCCAGCAGCAAAGCTGATGCGGTCCGCCACCGCAGAGCAGATATTCCATTGCCCCGCCGGTCCGCTTTGCCCGGCCAGCATCGAGGGCTCCGCAATGGGCCAGTAGATGTCCGTGGACCCCGTGGCCTCCTCCTGGTAGGTCTCCACCCGCACATAATACTTATGGGTAGGGTCCAACGTCGGCTTTACAACTCCCCCGGAATTGCGCAGAGTATACGTCCGCTCAAACTCAGCCGTATCGCCCGTGATCCGGAGAGAGCTGGCCCCGTACTTGACATGGTCGCTCACGATGTGCACATAGGCCTTCTCCGCCGTCGTCAGCAGCCACGTCCCGCTCTCAAAGCTGCCGATGCTGCCCACGAGGTTGGTGATCGTTACGCTCACTTTTACACCCCCAGACTATCGCAACGTGCGGCGATGGTGTTGGATAGCGTAATCTCCATCCGGATGATGTTTCCGGTGTTAGTTTCGCCCCACGGGTTTGGCAACTTCACGCAGTCGCCAAGCCGTTCCCCGGCCAGGACGATCTTCCCGTTGAAGGTGTTCCGCCTCGCGTAATAACCATATACACGGCGGGCTACCGCCTGACCAATGGCGGGAGACACCAGCGTAGCTCCAGTGACTTCCACGACGTTTTCTTTGTCCGTCGCCGTCACATTGGGGTTTTTGATGCTATACACCTGCGTCGTGTCCTTATACTGCTTTCCGCCGACAGATATCGTGCCGCCGAAATCTTCGATGTAGGTATGCGCTGTCACCCTGACCTCCGTCACGGCGGATGCGGTGCGTACCGCAGCGCCGGAATAAACCCGGTTTGGGTCGATCTCCGCGGGAGTGGATGCGGTCGCGAAAATCCGGATCTTATCCGTTCCGTCGGTTGCAGCGCAGACGCCCCATGCGAAGAGTACCTGCTGCAGGGCCTCTTTGCGGGTGCAGGGAGCAATAATCCCAGTTAAGGTGGTATCCGTAACCCCGGAATATTCCACGCCGAAAATACCACCCAGGATCTCCGCCACAATGGCCTTGGCGGACTTGCCGGAATACACGCCCCCGGAAAATTGGCTGTCACCCAGAACACCGAGGGCATCCTTGCACTCGATATCGTAGAGCCTCGCCCCTCGGCGGCTGGAACTTTCGATGTAAAAGACACCTACAAGGTCGCCGTCGCTACGGACTTCCATCGGCTGCTTCAGCTGGAACATATACTCGGCGTCGGACTTGCTGTCCAGAGTCCAGCGGAAAGTAGATGCCGCCAATCGTGCAGACAGCAGGTCTGTTTCCGCCACAATGGAGGCATTCCGGAATTCCTCTGCGTCGAAATACCGCCAAATGCCGAAAAGGATCCTCTCCAGTTTGGCGTAGTGGTACGGAAGGTTGGTTTTCTTTAGGGTGATCTGAACACCATCATAGGCGGTAACGGCGTTTTCACAGAAGTAGGTGCTTTGGTCTGGATAAAAGGTCTTAGTCTCCTTTACCGTCCCGCCCTGCATCCACTGGATGCTCACCTCGCTGCACCATTCGCCCCCAGCGGTATCAAACAGCAGCATGATGCCCATGGAGGAATACTGCTCATCGAACGAGATCTGGATAACGGGCGGGGAGGCAAACGCGCCGTCGGCGGAAGACTGCGCCAAAGACCAAAGTGCGATCCTCTGTGTGTCCTTCGGCCACCGTTTGCCGTCCAGCGGCCAGCCGTTGGGCTCGCAGGTGAGGATGGGCTGAGGCGTGATACCGGATGGGAGATTAGCGACCTCAGATGCAGCGTCTGCCCCGGTGGCAACGACAGCCGCATCATCTTCCGCCCCGGGGGCAACGTCCTTGTAGCAGATGATGGTCTTGCTCACGGTTTCACCTGCGCTTCCATGGGGATGAAGTTTACCTCGATCTCGCCCCAGTAGTTGACGCCGCCCTCCACCTTTTCGAGGTCCTGGGTGGCGCTGGTGTAGTACGCCTCATAGGCGATGGAAGTCTGCCCATCGGCGGCCTCCAGGAGGACGGAATCGTCCACGCTGTGCTGGTACAGGTAGTCCCAGAACTCGTCCAAACCGGCGTAGTTGTTACCCCGGCGAAAGACGGTGATCTTGTGCCCCAGGTAGGTGCCAATGATATCCCGGATCATCCGGCCCGTCATAGCGCGGCCCGCATTCTCGCCGTCCAGGACGTTGAAATTGCGGTTGTACTTGGAGATGGCAACGTCAGCATCGAAGCTGCGACCGTTGAGCTTGATATATCCCATATCACACCCCCGTAAGGCTCACGCCGATGCGGTTTCCTTCGGCCTTGTTGAGCTGGTACACCACCCGGCCCAGAACGTCCCGGTCAAGCACCAGGACCGCCTCGCTGCTGCCGCTGTAGCCGCTTTCCGCAAGGGCCTGTTTGAATGCCTGCACCATCGTCGCCAGCGGCGTTTCGATGTTCGTCCCGCTCCGCTGGTCGCCCAGCACGGCCAGGAACTCCCGGTTGGGAGGAATGACGGCGCCCTGGGCCAGCTGCGGGATTTGCCACTCCTTCACGAGAGGGATGTTTGGCCCCCAGCTCTTTCCGCCGATGCCAGGCACCCAGTCCGGCACGTCAAAGGAGATGCTGTTGATCTTCTCGATGAGCCAGTTGAGGCCCCGGATGATGAGGTTAATGACACTGCCCACGATGGTAAGCACCGTGTTCAGCGCCCCGCTGACCATGCCCTTCAGCCCGGAAAGCATTTTCTCGATGTCCAGGTTGATAAGGCCATCCAAGAAGGTCACAAGCCCCGAAAACGTCTGCTTGAGGTTGCCGATCAGCTGTTCCCCGTTGCCCGCAAGGGTCGTGATGGCGAAGAGAATGGCGGCAATGCCCGCAACCACCAGCGGGAACACTTTCCCTGTCAGGAACCAGAAACCCAGACCGGTGCTGACAATGCCGGCGATCATCAAGAGCGTGTTTTTGAGATTCAGGCCGTTTTGGTCGATGTCCCGGAACGCCGTGACCACCATAGCGGCTCCGGCAACGACAAGCCCGATGCCTGCGCCGAGCTCTCCGAAAGTCAGGTAGAGGCCCAGCGCCGCCGCTGCGGCTCCGCCAAGAATCTCAATGAGATTCGCCCAGTCCACGCCGTTGTTCCAGGCGTCGGAAAGCCCGTCCCACAGGAGGATGAGGCCGCCCACGGTGAGGGCGATCCCGGCCAGCTTCTCCGCCACGGTCCCGAGCGTCCCGGGAAGGAGCGAGGACAGCTTCCAGGCGGCAAGCCCACCCCCGATGAGGATGACCGCATCGGCGATTTTCCGAAGGCGGGCGTCCACCTCGTCCATGAAGGAGAAGTCCGGCGCAATGCTGTCCGCAGAAGCGCCGCCCCCGCCGCCGGAAGAGCCGGAGGAGAGCTGGTTGATCTCGTCAAACGACGCAAGGGACTTCCCGGCGTCTTTCGCCGCCTTCCCGGTCCCCTTCAGGGCCTTCGTCTGGGCGTTCAGCGCCTTCGCCGACGCCGCCGCACTGGATAGGCTCTTTCCGGATATAGCCGCCACCAGGCGGGCGATCTGCGTCACAACGGCGGCGATAACCCGGACAAGCAAGGTAAACGCCGGGACGAGGACCTGCACAAGGGGCTGCGCCAGGGTGAGAAGCGCCCCCTTGAGCTGCGCCATTGCGGCAGAGGCCTCCTGGTCGCTCTTCACGATCTCCACCAGCCAAGTCCGGACGCTCCGCAGAGCGGCGGTGATCATGGAGAAGATAAAAACCCGCTTCGCCAATTTCTCCACACGGGTTACGAGCTTTTGCATCCGAATCCCTGCCGTTTCCGTGGCATCGCCAAAGCGGCTGGTATTCGCCTCCGCCTCCCGAATTCGGTCGCTGACCTCCCCCGCCTTCTTCTTTGCGCCATCCAGGTCGGTTTCCGCCGCCCGAAGCTGATTCCCGATATTGTCAACACTGTTTGCGGTCCTGTTAAACTCCGCCTGCAGCAGCCGGACACGGGTCGCCTGGTCTGCGATATCGACCTTTTCATAGGTGCCCTTCGGTGCCGCCCGCATGTCCGCAAGCACCGCTTTGGCCTCATCCAGCTCTCCCGTGATCCGCTGGAGTTTTTCCTCCAGCGGGATTTTCTGAGCGCCCAGCTTGGAGATTTTGCCGTCAAGCCGGTCGATATCCTTCACCGCCTTGTTCAGGTCTCGGTAGAGCGCCTTGTTGTCCAGCTCCGTGCTGAAAATCACTTCGCCATCGGCCATCGTGTCACCTCAAATCCACTCTTGCAGTAGTGTATTTTCTGCCTCGGAATACTTCTCCTTGATATCCACAAGGCGCTTGTTTTCTCGGTAAAATTCCTGGTCTGCCTTCTCCAGCCTCTTGCCTTTTGCCCGCAGGGAACGAATCCGGACGATCTGAGCAAAGAAGCAATCTCCGATCTCATAGTAGGCGGAGATGAAGGTCCACCAGTGGAGATAGGGCATAGCCCTGATCTCCTGCCCCACCACCCGATTGATAGGAGCGGCGATGTACTGGAAATCCTGCTCCCAATCCATCAGCTTGGGGCGCCGGCGGTTGTCTCCCTCGTCCCCGCAGTTGATGAACCAGAGCATCTTCTCCGCCGCTTCCCGCAGCTGTTCCCCGGGGATCGTCAGGAAATCCGGGTAGAAGATGTCCAGCGCCGCCAGCGCCTTCCGGTCGTTGTCCAGGTCCGGGTCGCCGAAGACCTCGAAGATATCCAGGATGGCCCGGTAATCGGAGCGAATGGGATAGCTGCTCCCTCCGATCTCGACCTCTGTTGGCAGGGAGCAATTCATTTGTGGTACTTCTGGACGTGCTTCTGGATGCGCTTGTCGGAGAGCGCCGCCTCCCGCTTCACGGAATCGTCAAACAGGTCGATCACGGCCAGGATGAAGTTCTCCCACACGGGAAGGCCGTCCGCAGAGGCGTACAGGCTCATTTCCCCGAAGATTTTCTCGCAGAGGCCATCCCCGAACAGCCCATCCAGCACGCCCCGCATTTCCTGGTCCAGGGCGTGGAGGCGGTCAAGCACCGCCTCAATGTCCTCAGACTCCGCTCCGGCTTTGGCCCGTTCCTTCTGCTTGCCCTCCAGGTCCTTCAGGGCAAGGTAGACTTTCCGCAGCATCTCCGCATCCGACGGATTGAGCCGGAAAGCGCCTTCCACTCCGTTGACGGTGTAGCTCTGTACGCCGTTGGCAAAATTGAGTTCCATGGTCTCCTCCTTCCAGATGGGGCGGGCAGAGCCCGCCCCGCTGTCGTTAAGCTGCGTCTGCCGTGAAGGTCACAGCGCCGCCAGCGCCCTTGGTCACAGTGCCCAGGGTACGGTCACCGCCGTAAGTGATCTCGGTGGCAATGTTCAGGTCGCCGCCGCCATCGCCGCCAATGCTGGTCACAGCCACGGCGCAGCCGGAATAGCGCTCAGCGAAGTTCGCCTGGCCGCTGGTGGCGTAAAAATGGGCGATGAGCATGTCCTGGTTGGAGAGTGCTTGGGCGTCGTGATCCTTGACTGCCAGATTCCACAGCTTCACCGCTGCGGCGTCGCCCGCATCCAGCGGGATGGGGTCAAACGTCTGCGTGATGGTAGGCTTCTTCATGGTCGTGAAGGTATTCCCAAGAATGTCCCGCTTGCTCTCCTGGGCCCAGTCCATCTCAGCGGAAGAATCCTCCACCCGCTTACCGATGGCGCTCCACACGGGTGCGGAGGTCGTGCCGGTATTCAGATAAGCGATAAGGAGTTCCCGGGCGATGGTCTGATTTTCGGGGGTACTGAAGGTAAGGTCAGCCATTTAATTCACCTCGTATCTCTTGATAAACTGCACGGACAGCTGGGCAGAATAAACGGCAGTCCCCTCGCTGTCCGCAGTAAAGAGGCTACCGTTCTGGGCCTTGATGGTCTCCTGCCGGGGGGCGTCCCCGAAGACGGGGGCCTTTCCGGTGATGGACTGGCTCTGCACCCAATCCTGGAAATCCATCAGCCATTGTGCGTTTTCCTCGGCGCCCACATCGTCGCCGGGGGCTTTTGCAAAAACGAAGTACAGCGTGAAGCTATACTGGTTCGTGACTGTGACATTGCCAAGGATGTCCCGTTTGCGGCTGACCTCCAGCAAACCGGAAGGATTGACGCCGCCGTTGGCGGGAACTTCGTCCGTATAGTCCACGGACAGTTCCTGAAGCTGGCTGCAGCCGGGATAGGTCTTGATCCACTCTCGGATTTTCTCCAGCGCTGTCATTTAAGCGCCTCCCTTCGGCGGATGTACGCCTTGATCTCCTGCACCATGGCATCGCCTTCGGCGGCCACCAGGCGGCGGTCCCAGTAGGGACCAGCGTTGGCGTTCTTACTGGTGTCATAAATCAAGTCCCGGTTCGTGAGGACCTTTGCCGCCCCCTTGCGGCTCCGCCAGGTTCCATCCTTGGTGAGAAAACCGGCAGCGTTGATCTTGGGGTCGACCATCACCTTGCCATAGTACTGATACCTAGCATACGGAGCCGCCACCGTGATCTCCGCCGGACCGGAGATATACTTCAGCTTGCCGGACAGAGCGCCGGAGCGGTATGGCATATAGCGTGAGATCCTTCGATTGACGATGTTGGTCCAGGCCCTCTGCACATCGCCGTTGCGGTCCAAGCCGTGGGCTCGGATGATCTGCTCAGCGCTCTTGCACTTCACCCTCACTTTCATCCGCCCGCCTCCGTATGCACGATGGTCCCATGATAGTACTTCGGATCAACGTACTTCACCACCACGAGACCCGGGACCTTGGAGGGAATGAGCGCCGCCCAGTCCTCCCGGCCCGTGATCTCCGGGCCTTCCCCGGCCATGACCTTATCGCCCACGGCCACCTGCACCACAGGCCCGGGAAGGACCAGCAGAAACGAGTTCACCTCGCTGCTGCCGGTCTTATCCACGTTCTGGGTCTTCTTGTAGTCCAGAAAAGCCCGGTTGATGACCTTCCGGGTGTAGCCCGTACCGCCGTCCCAGTGGTACACCGTCACGGTCTGGTCGCAGAGCCGATAGCTCAGCATCCGCCCACCCCCCGATAGATGTCCAGGTACAGGCACGCCCGACGGTACATTTCCCGGTCCTGCGCCGCCTGGGAGAAGTCCAGACTGCCGGCGCCGCCGCTATAGGTCTCAGACACGCTGCCGACGCTGACGGACGCCACCGGGCCGCCGGTGCCGTCACGGGCCCCTTCATACCAAGCTACGGCATCCGCCATGGCGCAGATGGCCATCTTCTCGGCGTCCTCATCCGGGGCCGTCACGGTGTAGATGCGCCGGTACCGGGCGAGTTGGTTCCTCGCCCGGGCGGCATAGCGGAGAAACTCCGCCTCGTCCTGGATGGTCCCCATGTACGTAGTCTGGTAATAGAGAAAATCCGGCACGGTCATCCCTCCCGTTTATCAGGCGGAAGTCTTGGGCTTCAGCACGATGCCGTTCAGGGCGGCGGCCTTCAGGGTGTTCTTCAGGACTACGCCAGCGACCAGCTCAACCTCGCCCTTCTTCACGGCGCCAGGCGTGCTCATGTCGGGCATGTAGGAGTTGATGACGCCGGTGCCAGTGGGGGAAATGCCGTGGAAGCCGTCCAGGCCGATGCTCACAGCGTAGATGCTGGAGGTGCCGGCGGCGGTGGTGCTGGGGGTGGAGGTACCAATGACATCCACAGAGGTGGAGGTGCTGGAGTTGTAGTACTTGCCGCAGTCCATCAGGGGGATACCGGCGAAGGTCTCTACGACCCGGCCGAAATCGTCCTTGGTGCGCTCATAGTAGCCAGCCCGGCGGGCGGCGGCACGGACCTTCAGCAGCATGTCGCTGTTCATCAGCAGCATGGTGGTGTCGCCGTCGATGGCGTGCACCAGCTGGTCCAGCTGGTCGATAAAGGCGTTGGCATTGCTCCCGACCTTATCGGAATCGGAGAGGTCGATGTCGGTGGTGAACTCGTTGGAGGTGCCGGCCAGCAGCTTCCGCAGGCCGTCGAAGGTACCGGTCACATAACCAGCGCCAGTGGAAGCGGCGATGCCGTTGATGACGAGGTTGTGGAAGTAGTTGCTGGTAGCCTTGACCTGCTCAGACAGCTGGAAGGCCAGCTCATCCACAGCGCCGGAGGTGTTCTGGATAACACGGTCCACCTGGAAGGAACCGCCCATGATGACGGCCTTGGCGGTCTTCTCCAACCGCTTTGCCTCAGTGGCGGTATATTCGCTGTTGATGGCACGAACAGCGGCGGTGGAGGGGGTCTTGAGCTGGATGTAGCCGTAGGTCAGGGTAGAACCGCCGGTACCGGGAGAAATGGCGTTATCGAACACCAGCCGGTCCAGCAGCAGAGAGCTCCGGCGGAACTCGTCGACGATCATCTGGTCGACCTTATCGGCCATACCGACCTTGGCTTCAGCGAGAGTAATAGGCATAATTCAGTCTCCTTTACTTATCGTATTTTTCGTGGAGCGCCGCAGAAAGGGAAATGGGCGCATCCGGTTTGCCGGGAATGGGATTCTTGCCGGGGCCCGGAGCGTAAGGCGCCGGGGGATCCGTCTCGAAGAGGTATCCGTTCTCCTTCTGGAGAGTTTCCAGGGCCGCCTTGATGTCGGTATCCTGGTTGCTGGACTTGCGCAGAGCGTCCATGTCCAGCAGGGCGGAGATGGCCTTTGCGCTGCGTCCCTTGGCGGCGGTGATAGCGTCCTTGAGCTTGCCCTCAAACGCCATGCCGTCCAACTTCTCCTGCCACTCCTTGTCCTTGCTGGTGAGCTGCCCCTGGAGTTCCTTGATCTTCGCCTGAAGCTGGGATGCGTCCACCCCTTCAAATGCCTTCAGAGCCTTCTTGGCCTCCTCCAGCTGCTCCTTGATGGACTGGTAGTCCACAAAGGGCTTCTTCGCCGCTTCGATGTCACGGCCATTCTCGGCGAGGATTTCGTCGATGATCTCCTTGGGGAGGGCCTGGTCGCCCACCTTGAAATTCTGCAGAAATTCGGTTTTCATGGTTTCTCCTCTTTCGGCTAGGCGTTTTAGGAGGTCGCCAGCTCCTGCCGTTCCGTCCTTTTAGGCCCACGGATAGGCCAAATGGGTATGAAAAAAGCAGCCCTTTGGCTGCTTCAATCATTGAGTTGTACTGGGTCAATCTGTCACACGTTCGATATCGCCATGCTTCACAAATTCGGTAGAAGTGCTCCCGTCCTGGTGATCTACATCCGCAAGATAGGCTACGCCATCTTCCAGCACATCAACGATACAAGCAGATTCTCCCGAAGTCAGAACAACGTGAGTATATGGCTTCACTTCCCTCTCCTCTTTTCCTTATCCACATAGGCACTCACAAGGCGCATTTCCTTCGTCTTGTTGTCGTCAATCCATGCCGTAATGATCTTTGCCGTCCTCGAATTGCGCCCTTCGATCTCCATACGGACCTCATATCGCATTCCGTACCCATTGTCGCCCTTTTGCTTTGCAGGAAACCGGCCCAATCCTTCGCGTATACGCCCAATCAGATCATCCACGCTGTCAACATCATACCCCAGCGCAGACGAAAAGGCAACTGCCTTATCTGGGGCCTTCCGGGGATTCAACGCGTATTCAGTAAACTTTTCTGTAGGTATCCGCGTTGCCTTTCGTTTGGGAAGAAGAGTCTTCTCAAATGCTTTCTCCGCCGCACCGGCCTGCTTCCACCCGAACTTGGCAACCTCCGCCCGCTCTAACTGGGTACGCAGGCCGGCGGCCTTGGAGAATCGGGAGTATTCCTGCCGGAGGATCTGGAGCTTAATCTGGTCCGTTTGCAGCTTCTCCGCATCTCCGGCGGCTTCGTCCACCAGGATACGCCGCTTCTGCCGCCGGATGGAGGCTTCCAGCCGCCGCTGCCGCTGGGTGGCTTCGTAGCCGGTATAGTGCTTCCCCTGGTAGGTGATGCCCTCCTCATTCTTCCGGCGCATCCGCTCCAGATCTTCCGGGCTGTACTGAGGGATACTCACGCCCAGGATGATAGGATGGGCGGAATGGCCGCAGTTGAGGGTTCCAATGCGCCGCACAAGGCTGCTGTTCAGCGCCTGGTATTCAGCGTCCGGGTACTGCTTCCCCTGGATGGGCTCATGGTCCGGGGCGCTGTTGTTGTGGGCGTCGATCTCCCAGCCGTCGGCGCCCAGGTCATCGTGGGTCCTCTGGGATATCTGCTCCTGCATCAGTCCGAGGCCGCCCATGACGTTGCGCCGGACAGCGGCCTCCAGGCTCGTATGCACGCCGGATTCATAATCAATCCAGCGGACGCCCCGGTCCGCCAGGTTTTTGGTGGCTTGGCGGATGGCGGTATTGTAATCCGTCGCTCCAGTGGAAACCTGCATGAAAGCGAAGTCCATACAGCTCCGGTAGGCATCCCTCAGCGGGAGCGCCCGTCCGTAGGGATCCACCATGCCGATGGTCTGGGTGATGTTGCTCAGGTCGTTTTCCGCCAGCCGCACGGCCGCCGCCACGATCTGCTGGACCGCCTCATTCTGCCGGAACGGGATGGCCTGCACCTGCGGCAGGCTTCTGAGGTCATAGCTGTAGCCCGCCTCGGCGCTCTGGGTCAGCATCTTCCGGAGCTCCCGGTTGGAAACCTTCAGCAGCTTTTTGAGCCGCTTCTTGATCTCCCGCTGGGAAAGGCCAAGCTCCTGGAGTTTCCAGGTCTCATACTGCGCCGTGGCCGTAAGCTGCCCGGCCTTGGCCACTCGCTTGGCAAGGTCCTGAATCAGATAGTCCACGATGGGAGCCATCAGCTCCTCGGCGGCGCCCCGCAGGGCGTCGATCTCGTCCGCCCGGAGCATTACTCATCTATCGGGGCGTCCTGCTCCGGCATGTAGCGCTTCCGGATATACGCCAGGTCCGCCTCCGTTTCCGTCGGGAGGTCGAAATACCAGCCTAGGGCAATCTCCGGCTTCAGCATACCAGAGGACACCATCGCCTTATACTCGGTCCAAACCTGGTCCTCGTCGTAAAGAACGCCGTTGCCCCAGGAGATGGTGACATCCTTCTCCGGGTCAACAGCGCTCCCGGAGAACACCTTGTAGAGCCGCCCGAGGATCTCGCAGACCCGGACCGCCTCACGGACGGTGCTCTCCCACATTCGCTGAAAGTCGATGATGGTGAGGTTGTAATCCCCGGCGCTGCTGGTGACTTCCGTTGCCGTGCGCTCCGCCGCCTCCACATCGGAGAGGATTCCACGCTTTAGCCCGATCAAGCTCTCCACGTTGCGAAGGTACTCCGTCTTCCGGGCCAGGAAGGACGCTTCCCGGAGCGTCGGAGAGAAGACGGTGACCCCCACGGTCTCAGGATCATCGTCCAGTCCCACAAAGAGGTCATCGTCCAGGCGCTTCCGCCCATCCGCTCCGGTTTTGAGCAGGTCCGCCGAGGCGAAGACCCGGCTTCGGCCATTCTCAAACTCCCGGTCCAGCTGGGCCTCGTTGCGGTTGATGTTGTGGATAAGCCCAGCCGCCGGGGCGTAGACGCTGACGGCATCCGGGCTCCCGTCCACCGTGTTCTCCTGGGGGCACCGGACAGGAACGAGACCAATTGAGCCGACCCCGGGGAGCACCAACTCCGGCACAAGGCCAGCGTACTTCTCCAGGGTATCAAGCGGCACCTGTACGCCGAGGGTCTGTCCATCGCCGCTGAGGTACAGCTTGCTCTCGATGACAAGATTCCCAGCGGCATCTACCCGGCGGCGTTCCAAGAGGGTGTAGCTGTTGCGCCCCTCCACGGTGCGCTCCGCCGTGCCGATGTCCGTGATGTCACCTCGCTCATCTCGTCCCAGCGGCAGATAACTGCCGCGGGGAATAACGGAGAAGGTCAGGCCTCCTTGCCCGAAAATCGGCTTTAGGAAGCTTTGGCCGCCAATGAGCGCCTGCTGAACAGCCTTGCCCTTTACCCGCCCAAGCTCCAGCAGGATGCGCTTGGCATCTTCGCTGTCACTGTCGGCCTGATACTCGGAAAAGGCTGCCTTCGTAATCTTGGAGACTACCAAAACCGGGAGACGCTGGCAAGGGTCCTCCTCCGGCGTTGCTTCCGCCTGATAGTAGAGCTGCGCCCAGTCCCGGATAGCGGCCTGCATCTCGGAAGTGGTGATATCCTTCACGCCGAAGGCCTGCTGGAAGTTATAAATCTTGCCCTGGTCAAACAGGGCGGAAAAGATGCTCACGGGCCGGACACCTCCTTGCAGTGGATAACAATGCGTCCTTGACGGCGCTGGTTATCGTGGATTCCCTGGATATACGCCTCCAGGCGGTCGATCTCTTGCTCTTTGCACGCTAGGCGCTCCCGGAGCCTCCGGTTCTCCTCCAGGAGCTCGTCCCGGCACCAGGCAGGGAGGAAGCGCTCAATGAGCCATCGTTTCAGCTTTTTCACTTGCCCCTCCTCTTCCAGATGCGGTTTGTGCCATAGCGCACGGCGTCGATATGGTGGTTTGCGACATCGGGATATCCCTCCATAACCTCGTTGGTCTTTGGGTCCCGCTCATACTCATACTCGGTGAACTCTCTGGCCGTGTCCGGGCATCGGCCCGGGTCAATGACAATGGCCGTCAGGGATTGTAGCCACTTCATGGAATACGCTACACTGCCGGGGCCCTTTTCGGACGCCCGGCAGTTGAGCCCGAAGGCCTTATAGTCGCTGACGGATTTCTCCTCGGCGCTGTCCGCAATGACGAGCTCATCCTGCGGGATGCGTTCCATCAGCAGGGCGGCGGTGTCCTGGTTGCTGGTACGGTGCCGGGTCAGCTCGGAGAACAGGTAAAGCGTCCGCCTGGCGGCATCGTAATGCATCCGGTTCCACGCCCAGGGGTCAGGATACCAGCCCCAGTCCACGCCATTTGTGATGCGGTCGAACTGCGAAATCTCCTCGTCCGGGATATCCCGGAGCTGCAGATTCTCAAAGACCTGCGTTCCGCTGCCCACGACCTCTCCCAGATACTCATGCCGGTAGGCGGTGGGGTTGGTGGCTTTCAGGTGCTCGGCGTCCGCCAGGAAGCGGGGGCCCAGCCATTCCGGCGGGGTAGTCAGGTAGGTGCTGTGATGCACCAGCTTCCCCGGCTTATCCTCCAGAGCATAGCGGTTGGCCCAGTTCCGGGCCATCGCGGGAGGGTTGAAGGATTTGAAGGTCATGCTGAACGGGCCACCTCGCAAAGTGGACTGCTCCACGTTGCGGATTTGTTCCGGCCCGTCAAACTGGTCCAGCTCCTCAAACCAGTCCACACCGATATAGCCGAATGGAACTTTGATGGACTTTACCTTGCCGGGATCGTCCATCCCGAAGAACATGATCTTCTGCCCGGTTGGGATGTAGACGCACTCCATCGGGCTTACCGTGCAACGAAATTTGCGGGTCAAGCCCAGCTGCGCAATCGCCCATACGATCTGAGCGTAAACCGTAGTTCGGAGGGTGTTGCCGTACTTGCGGAAGACACAGGCGTGAATCTGCGGGTCCTTGAGGATCAGCAGCACCAGCTCCACGGAGATCCAGGAAGACTTCGTGCTGGCTCTGCCGCCCTTTGACACGACCTCGCTGACCTCGTGGGCTTTGACAGCCTTGTGCGGCTCCACAAAGGCCGGAGAGATGATGTCGGAAAGCCTACAGGTCATCAATGATCTGCACCCCTCCCTGGTCCTCTCCGGCGACATCACCAAGCAGATCGACAATGATTTTGGCCGCCCTGGCATCGCCCAGAGTTGCCGCCTCGGTTAGTCCGATAATCATTGCCATCTGATTGTCAACGTCCTCCGGGTCCACGCCCTTGCTGGCTATCTTGTTCCACCTTCTCCGGTCGGAAACCGGCAGAGAGAGGTACAGGTCTGCAGCCTCCCGGAGGCTGCGCTTGCGGCGGCGTGCCGCACCGGAGGCGATGCCGCCCGCTGTTCGTATTGCTTTCTGCTCGGCCTCTGTTCGCTGGTCGAACGGGATAAGATTCTTTTCACCGGACACGTCACCCACCTCTCTCACCCAATTTTTGCCGCTGGCCCCCGCCCCTCGGCCTGATTACGGCAGACATTACCCACCCCGAAGGGCTACTCTATGCCCGCAAGGGGCGTGATACTTACACAGTCTCCGGCGCTGCGCTCTGTTCGGCCTGGCCTACACAACGGCCTAATCTCTCGATTGCCGTCACCACACCACATCCATTTACCGCCTCAGCCTCCTCGCAAAGACAGCAGCGCCGGATAACCACGGAACTTTTCAGCCCTGCGCCGGTATGTCGGTCGCATCCGTTTCTTTTACACAAGCCGGGTCCAGCTAAATAATAAATACTTCGACCTGCCGCTTTCATACAGCGCACAGGCAAGCCCCTTGTAGCGGTCTTACCCTTCCGTGGTGCCGCAATGCGGTAGCATACATCTGGTACGGCATTGCAGTCCTGCCCTGCTTTAGCGCTTCGGGGAAAGTCCCCGTCACTCGCTGTGGTCTCCCCTTACGGGGCACCTATGCCGCAAATGTCTCCCCTGGGACACATCGTTGAGAGGTGCGGGGAGTCCTGTCGTCTTGCCGCTTAAATTGTCTTACGATCTCGGGTCCGACGCCACGCAGGCACTTCGGACACAATCCGCGGCATATTTCCCGTATATATGCCCTGGGAAGCGGCCGGAGGACGAACCGCCTCCCAGGGAACAGGAAGGAGAACAAGGAAAGCAGAGAAGCCGCTACAGCTCCCCTGCTTTTCTCAGTCTACAGAATAACACACCTGGAATGTATCATTCTATCCCATCTTGCTCCGGATGTAGATTTTCCAGGGCTCTCCCGTGGATGCGCCAAACCTGCATCCGCTCATAGCCCATTTCCAGCGATACCCGCTCCCAAGTCATGCCTTCCAGGTACCGCAGACGGAGGCAGCGCTTCTGCTCCGAGCTGTCGAGCGCATCAATCCGGCGCTCAATCTCCTTCCGGAAGGATACCAGCTCTACCGCTTTGGCGCTGAGTTCCGCTTCCAGCTCGGAGAGCTTGTCCACACAGGATTCCATCCGGTCTGATACTCCGCCGCCAGAGCGAGGCATCCCGCGGTAGTTTGCGGTCATCTTCGTCATCATGGACAGAATGCGCTCCCGCTCCCTGAGAAGGTCCCCGATATCATGCCCTGCCTGCCGGTATTGCTGCAGCCATGCTTTTTTCTCCTGGTTTGTCACACTTCCCCTCCCTAAGCCTTCTGCTTCTTTATTACCCATCATCACCACAGGCCCCCTCACCCTCTCCATCCCCCCTACCCCCCTTCCTCTCCCGCTCCCCCAGCGGGCAGACCATTTTCGTGACCTCAC